CCGGCAGCTCGAACATAGACCTATAAGCCTCATCGAACTGGATGGTGTCCGCGTACCATTCCGCGGGCTCCTCGTGCTGGTTGACGACCTGTTTGATAACTGTGTCAGAACGATCTGTCGAGACCAGCACAGCGGGTTGAGTGTTCTCCGTATCGACGGGTTTCGATTCTTTTGCCATGATTAGCTCCTCCTCTGCGCGAACGCCAAGTACGCGCGGCAGTAGTCCTCAAACTTCGGATATGCATAGGAATCCCACGTCCGCTTGCAAAACTCATACTGCTCCCGCGTAAGACGGGGTGTCGTGGATGATTCCGATCGTGGCTGAGCCTCTACGGCCCCCTGTGAAGCGACACGACGGCGTCGTGACTCGTCCGCTGATTGCGCGTGCACCTTACGGAGCTGCACATTCGCGTTGGCCTCGGCGACGATGCTGTAGAACGCTTCAGGGGCATGCAGGAGCATCTTTGTGCTCTGCTCGGGGCCGTACCTGGTCATAATGATAGACTGGGCCTCCTTGTACAACTCGCTGCCCTCGTCTGCGATATCGGGGAAGTCGCGCACAAGCCTTTCCTCGACCATACGCTGCCGCATCTGGTGCTCAGCGGCTGCACGTGACGCCTCCAGGGCCGCCTTCTCCTCTTCGGAGCGTCTCCTAAGATCAGCCTCCGTGATACGGCTGACCTCATGAGCGTAGAGCTCTGGGTCAAGCTCTTTCAGATGGCTGATCGACTCAAGCGCCCGCTTCCGTTCCTCCTCGGCCCGGCTGGCTTTTGTCTGTTCCCGCACCTCTGCGAGCTGCTTTTCCAAGAACTTGATCTGGGTCGAGTATTCCTCCTCGAGCTTCCGCAGCTTGTAGCCGAGCGCGTCACGGTCCTTCTTGAGCTTGACGGGGTCTTCCGTGACAGCATCCCGTCGTTCCTGATCTACGCGACGCTCATGGTGTCGTCGCTGCTCCTCCGCCTCCGGCGCCTCCTGCTCGACCTGTAAGGCTTCGGGGTCCTCGTTGACGTCGTCATGTTCCACCGGTACGTCTTCGGGAAGATCGATCCGCTCTGTCGCTACCTCTTCATAGTCAACCGGCATAATGGCCTCCTCTTAGGGTTGGGTACTCGGGCTATGCCCGGCATTGTCGCTCACACCAAACACTCTACGGAGCATTGCCAGCAGCGATGATGTACGTTTCTTCCGCTCTTCCGTGACAGTCTCTTTCGAGTGTGTGAGTGGTATCGATAAGATTATCTCGAGCTCCTGTATCAGGGCCCGTGCTGTATTCAGTCGCGCTGCCAGCCAGACCTCGTCGTCCTGAGTACCTGTCGGTGACGCCAACAGGTGGTGCAGGGAGATGAGATGTGAGACAAGCCTGCGTTCGAGCACCTTCTGGTACTCGAGGAAGTCAGGGTTTGTGGCAAGGTCTCGCAGACTCACAAGACACCTCCCTCGACGATCTGCTGAGCCAGTCTCCTACGAACTGTCGCCTTAGCGTCCTCGATGTCCTTTGGGGTGACCATGCTCTTATGCTGCAACGCTGCGTCCATCTCCATCGAGTCCTGGATGCGGCGCTTCGCGAGCTGTCTCGCGGCCTGCCGTGCTATATCAGCCTCCATTCTCTGGTCTTGGAGTTGTCGACGCGCCTGGGATAGCGCATCGTTGTCAGCGGCCACAGCCTGGATGTCCTGCTGGTGCAGGTCGCTGAGCTTCTGCTGCAGGTACTGCTGTATGACCTGTACGATCTCTGGATTCTGTTGTGCCGCTTGCACGATAAACGCGAAGGACTGGTCTATATACGCGTCCGGGTTCTTTCGCTCGTAGGCGTCCAGCAGGTCTTTGAATAGCTGCATCTGGTTCGCGAATGGGAACGCGGAAGCGAGAGTAGCGAGTTCTTGAGCCTCCGCACGTTCCATCATCTGGTTATACACGCTATCAGAGATCCGGATGGAGAAGTCATAATCCTGCTGCAGAGCGTCGACGTCAACCTTACGCAGAACGTCGCCCCCGGGGAGAACGAGGTCGACGTCAGTTGGCATGTACCAGGCGTACAGGAGCATATCGAGCTTAATGACGTCAGCGAGCTGCTCCTTGAGTGGCCTGGCCATATAGGAGTGTCGCACCTGCGCCTCCTGCAGGATCATCTTCATGCCGGACGCGGTACCGGCACCCTGGCCCATCTGGATATCCTCGACGCCGCTCTGATAGGATGAGACGGCGATCAGACGCTCGAGGTAGGCAGTGATGAGATTAATGAACTCGATATTTGCCGAGTAGTTAATGCCGAGCTTGGGAAAGCTGATTGACTGTGGGTTGCCGCTGACGGGGTTCGCACCGCCAGGGCTGATGTCGATCTCGTCGGGCAGGCCCGCGTCGGCTCCGTAGAAGAACCACGGGTTGATTTCGACTGTGGCGGAGTCAATCATCTGGTTGGCGCAGTCGTTGATAGCCTGAGAAAGGTGACGCACCTTCTGCGGCACGCCGGTGCCGTACTGCTTGCCGTGGTCGGGGAACAGGATCAGGCGCTTGACTGGCTTACCTCGAAGGCCATAGAACACATCCCGCACGTACTGCTTGCGGATGATTGTCTCGGTGTCTTTAGCGATAGCGATGATGCACCAGTCCCGATCGCCGGGCTCGAGCTCATACTTCAAGTAGAACGTGAGGATTTCAATGTCCGGGTTATTGAGTTCACCCTGGGCATCATCTAGGTCGGAAGACTCAAGAATGCGTTGTCTCGCGGCCTGTTTGAGCTCAGGCGAAACATCATACACGCCGCCGTTTTCGATACTTTGCTCGACCAGATCGTCGTATTTCACGTACTGTCTGCGGATAGTTGGCGTCTCGTCCCAATCCTCACAGACATCTGGCCCGTACACATCCTCGATGCCAGCGAAGTCGTTCACAACGCGAAAGACTTTCACGTCTTCCTGTCTAATCTCGTCAACGTATCTCTGTTCCACAGGCACGCCGTTCGCGGCGTAGGATGGGACGGCCTCGTCCTGGATACGCTCGCCGGTGATGAGATCGTATGGCACATGGCCGACGAACCTGCGGCCTCGTTTCAGCACCTTTTCGGTGTAGTAGGGGAAGATGTAGCCAGTGCCCTCGATGAGCACCCTATGGACCCAGGATGGGACGCACTTTTGCCACTCGATGTTGTGGGCTAGCGCCCACTCTGCGAACCTCTCAACCTCCTGGGTGTACTGAACGCCATCAGGCGTATTGGGAATCACCTCGATGATATCGCGGTCCTTACCGGCGACAGCGGCCACGAGGCGAGGTTCGATGTTATCCACAACGATCGCCTCGAGCATCATGGAGATGTTCGAACACCCCTCCCATGGGAAGGATTTTGTCGAGCGTTCACCTCGGTACCGCTTCCAGTTATCCTCGACCTCTTCCAGCTTCTTCTGTCTATACGTAGAAGAGCTGTACTCCTCATACAGCGACATGAGGTAGGACACGATGTCGGTACGAGCGCCTTTGGACTCGTTTGTGGTAAGTAGCTCGACAGTGTAGGAGTCGCTATCCTTGGGCACCTTTATCCTCCGTAGCCGACCACTCGTCTGTCTCGGCTCCTGATCTTGGGACGACGCTCTGACCAGGAGCGACCGGCGAGCTTGGCGCAGACGTACTGGAGCGCGTCATGGATATGGGAGTACCGGTTCTTCAGTGGCCTATCCGAGAACACACCGTTCTGCACCTCCTTGTAGCCGTACCCTCCAAGGAAGCCCTGAATGAGTCGGTTACAAGAGGGGTCTATCAGGAACGCGGGCTCGCCCCGGTAAGTAGCCGTCAAAATGGAATTGACCGCCTCTCGTCGAGGTTCCCACTCCTTCACTGAAGGCATCACGTTGATGCCAACCTCACGCATGAGCTGTGCGTTCGATGTCAAGCCCCCTGACCGTGTCGAGAACTTTGTCTCGCCTGCCGGGTCACCCCAATCCACATAAGACGCGTTCGGGTAAAGGGCGTTGCACTCCTTCTGGACTCTTTCCGCAAACTCGATGATGCCGCTTCTATCGTCCCAGAACTCGCGAAGCACGTGGATAACACCTGGTGAGGGCATGTAGCACACAACGCATGCCGGACAGTTGCCTGTGTTATCCCAGCCTCGATAGAGGGTGAACTGCACGCCTGGCCACACGAGGGTCTGTTTCGCTACGTGGAACGCGTGGCTGAATGCCGTGTAGACATTCTTTCCAACGCGCATAGCGCCAGGCTTACCCTCGATATAGCGCTCAACCCACTCAGGGTCGTTCGCGTAGAGTTTTTTCAGGTCCTCGTAGTAATTCGGATCCAGGTTTTCTGCGTTTTCCCCTGGTTTCTGCCAGAAGCCCTCCCCCATTTCCAGACGTTTATCGTCCGGGCCGTAGAACTCATAGTAGTCTGGGCTCTCGATATCGGGTGGGTTCGTGACCTCGATGCCGAACTTTCTCACGATAGGTCTGCCATTATCGTCCTTTGGCCAATCCTTGGCCGGTGGGTATCTACCGATACGCTGTCGGAGGATGTTCTTGATCGAGTGATGCACCTCGGAAGACTCATCGATCAGGTAGCCGGTAATTTCCAACGATCGGAACTTATCGACATCTTCCGG